GCAGTCAAGGATGTGTGCCTTGTGCTATTAAAATTGGATTAGAAAAACTTAATAATGAAGAGTTGATGAAACCTTATAGAACAAAAGAAAAAACAAAGAAAAGACTTGATAAATGGAGAGAAGAAAATCCAGAAAAATTCCAACAACAATGGTTGAGACAACCAAAAGAAAAGGTAAATTGTAGAGCAGCAAAAAGAAGAGCATTGATTAAAAATCAAACTCCAAATTTATCCGAAGATGAGATCAAATTAATATTTACAATTTATGAAAATTGTATTAAAATTAACCAAGAAACTGGAATTCCACACGAAGTGGATCATATTATTCCTATAAGTAAGGGTGGAATACATCATCCAAATAATCTGCAAATTTTGACTATGAAGGAAAATAGAAAAAAAGGAAATAAATTATGAAGATAGGTTTGATTGGAGATACTCATTATAACTTTAAGAAAGCAAATAAATCATTTCATGATTATTTTGCGAAGTTTTATAATGATATTTTTTTTCCTAAACTAGAAGAACGAAATATCAAGGCAGTAGTGCATCTTGGTGATGCATTTGATAATCGTAAGGGTGTGGACTATTGGGCACTAGAATGGGCACAGAAGAATGTATACAATCGTTTTCGAGAACTTGGTATTCTTGTTTATAACATTGTAGGAAATCATGATGCTTATCATAAAAATACTAATGATGTAAATGCGATTGATTTATTATTACAAGAATACGAAAATGTAATACCCATTTCAAGTCCAAAAGAATTTTGTATTGATGGATTGGATACTTTGATGCTTCCTTGGATTTGTACAGACAATCGAGGGGAAACAGATGAACTATTGAAAAATACAAAAGCAAAAGTTGTATTTGGGCATCTAGAACTGGCTGGATTTGCTGCTTATCCTGGATACATTCAAGTAGAAGGAATGGACGCAAGTGTGTTCAAAAAATTTGATAGAGTATATTCTGGACACTATCATACTAAAAGTGATGATGGTAGAATTCATTATCTTGGAAATCCATATCAAATGTTTTGGAATGATGTAGATGATGTAAGAGGTTTTCATATTTTTGATACTGATACATACGAATTAGAACATTTCAAAAATCCTTATAATATGTTTGAACGGATATATTATGAAGATACTGATTATAAAAAGTTTAATACTTCATATCTTGAAGAAAAAATAGTAAAAGTGGTTGTTCGTCAAAAATCAGACCAATTAAAGTTTGATAAGTTTATTGATAAAATTCTAAAAGCAAATCCACTTGATTTGAAAGTTGTTGAGATTATTGATATAAACGATGGAGAAGTAAATTGCGAAGAAATATCAGCAGAAGATACATTATCTATTTTGGATAAATATGTAGAAGAAGCAGAGTTTGATTTGAATAAGGTGATGATTAAAAAACTACTTCGAGATGTCTATAAAGAAGCATTAGAATTAGAATAATGTATGTACTAGCAATCAAAGGAAAAGAAGAAGAAGGTGTTTATTCCGTAACAGACAATGATGGCGAAAAGGCATTATATCTTTTTGAAGAGGAAGATGATGCTAAACGTTATGCTGGGTTGCTAGAAGCAGAAGATTATCCTAGAATGTCAGTGGTTGAAGTAGAGGACGAAATCGCAATACGTACCTGTGAGATGTATGGATATCATTATGTTATAATCAATTCAGATGAATTTGTAATACCCCCAAGACAAAATGATTTTATTCAAACGAATAGCCTATCGTAATTTTTTATCGTCAGGCAATACTCCCACTGAAATTAACCTTACGGGAGAAATAACTACTTTAATTATTGGACATAATGGTTCCGGCAAAAGTACGATGCTTGATGCTTTGTGTTTTGCGTTGTTCAATAAAGCATTTCGTAAAATTAATAAATCACAATTAGTTAATTCTACAAATGAAAAAGATTGTTTAGTAGAAGTTGAGTTTAGTGTTGGAAATAAAGAATATAAAGTAATTAGAGCAATTAAACCAAATATTTTTGAAATTTGGATAAATGGAGAATTACAAAATCAAGCCGCAGCAACAGTAGATCAACAGAAACAATTAGAAGATACAATACTGAAACTTAACTATAAATCATTTACCCAGATTGTTATTCTTGGTAGTGCTTCTTTTGTTCCCTTTATGCAACTTTCAACGGCACATCGCCGTGAAGTTGTTGAGGATTTGTTGGACATTAAAATCTTTTCTGCGATGAATTCAATTCTTAAAGAAAAGATAAGAAGTTCTAATGAAAAGATTAAAGAGTTTGTTCTATTTGAAAAATCAATTGAAGAAAAGATTTTAATGCAGCAAGAATTTATTGAAGAGTTGGAAAAAAGAGGAAATACTAAAATAGACATCAATAAGAAAAAAATTACAAACTTAATGAATGAAAATGGCAACTATATTTGTGAAAACACTACACTTGATGAAAGTACATTAAAATTTACTAATGAACAAGAAGAGGTTGTTGGTGCTACTGATAAACTCAAAAAACTTGGTAATCTAAAAGGAAAAATTTCTGAAAAAGTATCTACAATTACTCAAGAACATAAGTTTTTTAATGAGAATACGGTTTGTCCAACTTGTACTCAAACAATTGATGAAGAGTTTCGTGTAAATAGAATTACTGATGCTCAAAATAAAGCAAAAGAACTCCAACATGGATTTCAAGAACTTGAAAATACAATTAAAGAAGAAGAAGAAAGAGAACGTCGATTTATTATACTTTCTAAAGAAATTACAAAACTTAACTATGAGATTTCTCAAAACAATACTCGAATTTCATTCAATCAAAAGCAAATTCAGGAACTTGAATATGAAATTCAAACAATTACCGAACAACTTGAAAATCGAAATACTGAACACGAAAAGTTAGAAAAACTTAAAAAACAACAAAACGATAATTTTAAAAAGAAATCAAAATATAAAGAAACTGTTAGTTATTTTGATTTTGCTCAAGTTTTAATGAAAGATGGAGGAGTAAAAACTAAAATTATTCAGAAGTATCTTCCATTAATGAACCAACAGATTAATAAGTATCTGCAAATGATGGATTTTTATATTAACTTTACACTTGATGAAGAGTTTAAAGAGAATATAAAATCTCCTATTCATGAAGATTTTACATATGAAAGTTTTAGTGAAGGTGAAAAGATGAGAATTAATCTCGCAATTCTTTTTACCTGGAGAGAAATTGCAAGAATGAAAAATTCAATCAATACAAACTTATTGATTTTAGATGAGGTATTTGATAGTTCTCTTGATAATATGGGAACAGATTATTTTACTAAAATTATCAAATATGTTATTAAAGATGCTAATGTATTTGTGATTTCACATAAGACAGATGAATTAATTGACAAATTTGATAAAGTCATTCGGTTTGAAAAAACTAAAGGATTTTCTAAGATGATAACTTGACTTTTGTGTATTTTTGGATTATATTGAAGAATGAAAATTTCTAGTGAAAAAATAAAGTATGTCTGAAATTCCGGATAATTGTCAAAAATACGATGATGATGTTACTGTCAAAAAAATAAATCAAGAACACTTTTGGAAGTTCGGTGAAGGTGAAACTCTGAAGGCAGTGAATGATTATATTGTAAGTACATATAACGCACATTATGCATCTGAAAAGTCCAAGGTTCAGGTGCTGGATATGATTGATGCGATTGGTGATGGTGTTCCTTTCTGTCGTGATAATCTCATCAAGTATTCTTCTCGTTTTGGTAAGAAGGATGGAATGTCCCGCCTTGACGCACTGAAGATTATCCATTACGGTGTTCTTCTGTACCACTTTGCTGGTTTTAATAATCAAACTAAGAACAACAATGAAACTTTCTGATACTACTCTTGCTATTCTGAAAAACTTTTCTTCCATCAATCAGTCTATTCTTGTAAGAAAAGGAAATAAACTTCGCACTATGTCTGTGATGAAGACAGTTCTTGCTGAAGCAAAAGTTGAAGAAGAATTTCCTAAAGATTTTGCAATTTATGACCTTAATCAATTTTTAAATGGTCTTTCACTTCATGAAGACCCAGATCTTGATTTCGGAAATGATAGTCACGTAGTAATTCGTGAAGGAAAACGTCGTGTTAAGTATTTCTTTGCTGATCCTGAAGTAATCGTTTCTCCTCCAGAAAAAGAAATTTTACTTCCCTCTAAGGATGTATGTTTTCAGTTAGAACATTCGCAATATGATAAAATCAAGAAAGCAGCAGCAGTTTATCAGTTGGAAGACCTTTCTGTAATTGGTGATGCTGGTGTTATTCGTTTGGTTGTTCGTGACAAAAAGAATGATACATCAAATGAGTATTCAATTGTAGTTGGTGAAACAAATCAAGAGTTTACTTTTAACTTTAAGGTAGAAAATCTGAAGATTATTCCTTCATCCTATGATGTTGTGATTTCTTCTAAACTTATATCACAATTTACAAATGAAAAGTATAATTTAGATTATTTTATTCCTATGGAACCGGATTCCGTTCTAAATTAATGAATTGAGGAACCCACCATCAACATCTTCGTAACTGACGTGTCCCCCAGTAAGTCCTCTCAAGTACTTCCTGACCGTCACGTAAATAAAATGCCCCTGGAGACCTGCCAAATGGTCTCTATCGTCTTCTCCAAGTGGTACTATAATTGGGGGTACATTCCCAAGAAAGACGGTCTTCCCTATAATACGGAAAAGGGTGCCTTTCGTAATCATCCCTGCACCAAATGGGCTGCAGATAATCACTACAATCTTGCCTGGTTGATTACACACGGAATACATTTATGCTTTGAGTACGAACATCGGTATCAAAAACGACACTCTTGTTTGAGTACACTAGAAGAAGCAATGGTAATCTTTCATAACAATGCTAAGATTTCCATTTCCGAGCATACTAATGTAAAAGAATTCACTCGGGCAATGCCCGACGAATATAAACTTGATGATAGTATTGATACCTTCACTGCTTATAAGATGTATGTTGCATCTAAACCCTGGGTGTGCGATAATTATCTTCGCCGTCCAGAACGGAAACCTGATTGGATTTAATTATGAGTAATGATTTCTTGTTCGTTGAAAAATACGCACCAAAGAAA